TGGTTTACTGCAATGGGTGTGTCAACTATGGCATTCAACCTTAACGGATTCAACTTCAACCAGTCGGTTGTAGATGCAAGTGGTAAAGTGATTCCTACATGGGCAGACGTTCTTAACAGAGCAGGCCTTGGTATGGAAGTAATGCACGAAAGAAATGCACACAACTTCCCACTTGACCTTGCAGCTGCTGAGACAACTCAGGTTGCTCTAACTGCACCGTCTATCGGATAATAAATAAAGACATATCGTCGCCGCAAGGGTCCTCTGGCAAAATCCAGAGTGACCCTTTTTTTTATGATATTATGATATCATGACAGTATAAACGGATACTAAACTTCCCTTAAACTTCTCTTAGTTTACATATCAAATTAAGTTGATACAATGTATAGATAATACAGTTTATTTAAAAAACTAATGAAAGCATTCGCAGTTGCCCTGCTCGGTTTGGCGATCTCCGCCCCCGCTGCAATGGCAGGTCCATACGTTGAGTCCAAGCACGAGTTCAAAGGAACTGATGAGGACTACAGTAAAGCAGTCCACCAAGGACGTGTCGGTTACTCAACCAAGTCAGGTCGTTTCTCTCCTTACATTGAAGGAGGTTTTGGTGTTTCCGTTCCTGATAGTGGGGATAATGAAACATTCAAAGTTATTGAAGTTGGTAGTAAAGTAAAGATCACTGACAAGTTCGGTGCTTATGGTAAGTGGGAGAATAAATTCCAAGATAGCGATGACACTCGCGATTGGAAGTTTGAAGTCGGCACAAAGTACAAGTTCTAAGGACTCTACAATGAAAAAAGTTCTACTTCTCGCAGCAGCATTATTGACTGCTGCAGCTCCTGCCATGGCAGGAACAAGACTCAGTGGTGCAGGAGCATCCTTCCCCGCTAAGATCTATACTCGTTGGTTTTACGAATTATCAAAGGATGGAGGACCAAGAGTAAACTATCAGGCAGTTGGATCTGGTAGTGGTAGAAAAGCATTTATTGATCAGACAGTGGACTTCGGTGCATCTGATGATCCTATGAAGCAAAAGGACATTGCTAAAGTTACCAGAGGATTAGTTCAAATTCCTATGACAGGTGGAACTATCGCATTTGGATACAATAATCCAGGCTGTGATCTTAAATTGACACAACAACAGGCAGTTGAAGTTGCAATGGGTATCATTACTAACTGGAAGGAAGTTGGATGTGATGATAAGAGAATGCTTTGGGCACATAGATCTGATGGATCTGGAACAACTAAGGCATTCACTAATAGTATGGAAGCATTCTCTCCTACATGGACATTAGGAACTGGTAAGTCAGTTGCTTGGCCACAAGGAGTTGGTGGTAAGGGTAATGCTGGTGTTGCTGGTATTATTAAGAACACACCTGGCGCTATTGGTTATGTAAACCAGTCTTATATTGATGATACTGTTAGAGCTGCTGCATTGCAGAATCTATCTGGTGAGTTCTTGAAACCATCTGTTGAGGCGGGTGCAAAAGCACTTAATGGTATTACTCTTGATGAGAATCTTGCTGGTAAGAATCCAAACCCAACTGCAAAGGGAGCATATCCTATTGCTACATTGACTTGGATACTTGCTTATGAGAATGGTAATGGTAGAAACACAAAGGCAATCAAGACATCTCTATCAACTCTATTGAGTGATGAGTATCAAGATAAAGCACCTTCATTAGGATTCGTTCCTCTTAAGGGTGACATTCTTGAGAAGTCAAGAGCCGCAGTTGAAAGAATAGGTAAGTGATAAAGTAAATATTAAATCTTTCAAAACCCCCTCTACGAGGGGGTTTTTTTATGGCAAATGTGTTATAATAACGGAGTGATGCAAAGGACATGGGACTATCGCATATTGGTTAATGCCCACTGCTTATAACGGTGTGAACCGAGTTCAATTCTCGGTAGTCCTATTCGCCACTTTAGCTCAGTTGGATAGAGCAACGCATTTGTAATGCGTAGGTCGTCGGTTCAAGTCCGACAAGTGGCTCCAGACTCAATAGCTCAGATGGATAGAGCAACTGCCTTCTAAGCAGTCGGTCGTAGGTTCGAGTCCTACTTGAGTCGTTCGGGAGTGTGGTGGAATCGGTAGACACACCAGACTTAAAATCTGTTGACAGCAATGTCGTGGGGGTTCAAGTCCCCCCACTCCCATAGACAAAAGATCATTTAATTGATATACTTATTGTATGTTGAAGTCACTTCTCTATGACGGTTATTCAGTACCCTTGGGTAAAAGGGTAAAGGATTTTGATGTCAAGGTAACTAACATACAATGTGTGAGAGATTTTATAGAGACATGGCACTACTCTAAGAGTGTCAATGGACTCAGAATATCTCATGTGTTTGGACTTTATTGTGACTCTACCTTGATAGGTGCAATGATATATGGTCCTCTAGGTATGGCAAATGCGTGGAGGAAATATGGAGAGAGTGAGAGTGATGTCATTGAACTCAGGAGACTATGTTGTATTGATGCCACTCCCAAATGCACTGAGAGTTACTTCATAGGAAAGACTCAGAGGTGGTTGAAAAAGAACACCGACCACAAGATCATCGTGTCCTATGCAGACGCATTTCACGGTCACAGAGGGGTCATATACAAGGCAACTAACTTCAAACATGAGGGTTTAACTTCGCCAGGCAGACTCATACAGTACGGTGATAAAACTTATCATGATAAGGCAATCAGAACAAAGTATAAGAATAAATTAAAACCATTTGCACAGAAACTCCGAGACGCATTGGAGTCAGGAGATGCACATTATGTCAACACTCCAGGCAAACACATTTACACTTTCAAGTTGAAGTGATATAATCTAAATAGTTTTTTAGGATAAGATTATGTCTTGTGGAGACCACGAAAAGATGAACCCTGTTGTACATGCTTTGTATCATGTAAAGGAATGGGATAAGAAAATGGCAAAGAAACTTCAAGATAAGTTTGGTTTATCAGACTATCAAATGAAATGTATTGCGTTCGCTAAAGGATTTGTAATCGGTGCTATTCTCCTTTGAAAAAACCTTCGGAGACGGAGTAGATCCTTGGTATAACAAGGCCGAGAGGTGGGTTAAGAAGAAATTTAAGAACCCATATGTGCAGCACCTTGCATTAGGATTCATCGAATGGTTGAAGGGTAAATGGATTGGTGTTAAGATAGAGAACACAATGCAAGATGTTGACGCTCAAATCAAAGAAATTAAGGAGGTATGGGATGAAGAAGAACGAAGACAGTTCGCACCAGAGTTCACTATCGTGGAGGAAGGAGTATTTGGAGATGAAGGCTGGTCTATCGAAATTTCAAATCCAGTTGTTGAAAGAGGGACCTCATCAACTAGCACAGGCATGGTTACTCCAAGCGATGCACAACGATTACAAGAAGATGAAGGGGATCAAAGAACCTCCTAGTCGAGAGTCAGGTTATCAAACTACAATGAAGGAATGGTTTCAAACAACATGAACTTTACCGTTTACTCAAAAATGGGGTGTTCCCATTGCAAGAAAGTTGTTTCTGTGTTACAATTAGCAGAACTAAACTTCGTAGAATATAAACTTGACGAAGATTTCGACAAGAACGAATTCATTTCCCAGTTTGGTGTGGGATCTACATTCCCCCAAGTCTCAGTTAATGATCGCACCATAGGTGGCGCAGCAGAAACTGTTAAATACCTACAAGAATACAAACTAGTTTAATTATGGTTAATTTGCGTGATGACATTTTAAAGTCACAAATCCGTTATTATGAAGGATTAATCGCCAAACATCAACAGAACGTTGAGGTCTATCTCAACTCACCTGTAGGCATTGGTGAACACTCTGACATTATGGCAGCAGTAGATGGCGAGATTGCTGCTGTCGCTCAAGCACATGAGAAAATTGAAGTCATCAACCATTATTTCTTAGGACGATAACAATGCACGGAAACTTAGAACCAGAGGATTGGGGAGATGATTGGTTTAAACCATCTCCCACGGAACATGTTAATGATCTTTGGGAAGACATGGACAGACTCAATGCTCTCTATGAAGAGTTGGATTGGCCATCTGATGATGTCTTAGAGTTTACTCCTGACTATACAAACAACTGTATCATTATAAAGAACAAGTCTCAACATGGAAGATAAGATTGATCTGATCCTCTACAAGTTAAAGGATCTACAGAAAGAATTGGCAGAAATCAAACAAACTGTTGAAGCTCATAGAGTAGAACATGGGTTTGAGAAGATGCAACCAGGCGGAGTTAATAAAAGCTTCGGACAAGTAGGACAAGTACCACAGGGACCTCCTGGCATGGGTGGAATGGGTCAGGGATATAATATGCCTGGTTCTGGTATGCCTATCGATGATCCTTCGATGCCACCTGGCATGTAAAATCAGCTTTTAAAACACAAAAAGCTGGGAAAAAAATTCGGGTAAAAATTTGAGCCGTAGGGTCAGCATGAAATTATTAGGTCTAAGACTAGACTCTCATGACGCGAACGTAACTTACTATGACGGAGAGACTGTCAGATATAGATCTTTTGAAAGAGACTATCAATGTAAGCATGTAGGTTTTGAGAACGGAGTATATCAATGGACAAGAATACTTGAGGATTGGAATATCCAACCTTGGTTTGTTGATGGTGTCTGCATCATCATGGACTGTGCTGGAACTGAATATGAAAGGATGGGTGTCGTGCATACATCCTTCTCTATAAATTCTCAAGAGATATCAGAAGTAGTAGACATACCTTTTTTCAAAGACTTAGGATTTAGATGCCCTATTCACAGGATAGATCATCACTATGCACATACATTAAGTTTCTGGCCTATGAAGGTCAAACCCAATCTTCACTTTGTCTTTGATGGATTCGGTGATGATTGGATGTATCGTAGTGTATGGAGAGATGATAAACTTATAGATCATGGCAAGACAGTAGGTATATTTCCAAGTCAACAGGGTTCTCCTAGTCTTGGATTTATTATGACTAGGATGGGTGCTGCCTTACAGATGGGTGGTCATTACCTAGATCAGGCAGGGAAGATCATGGCTCTGAAAGCGTTTGGTAACCACATTCCAGACATGTCTGCTGAGGGTATTGGTATAGATGATCTGGAAAGACTATGGAATTTTGATGTAATAGATCACAATCTTCATGATCAACAATACATCATGGATTATATTCATACAGCACATGGACATACAGAACAGATATATCTAAAACATTTTCTAGAGTTTGTTAAACCAGATGATATTGTTGGATACTCTGGTGGTGTGGCACAGAATACTATTATTAATAAGGTGTTGAAAGATGCCATACCTAATCTTGTTATACCACCACACGCATACGATCAGGGATTGAGTCTTGGTGCAATAGAGTTTCTAAGAAGGGAACATAATCTTATGCCCCTCCCCACAGAAGGATTCCCTTTTATGCAAGACGATCAGGCTCCTGTTGATAGACCCTCTACCAAAACTATCAAGGAGACCGCAGAGAGACTCGCCAAGGGTGAGATTGTTGGTTGGTATCAAGGACATGGTGAGATAGGTCCTAGAGCATTAGGTAATAGAAGTATACTTATGAATCCTTTTGATCCTCATGGGAAAGACTTTATTAATAATAAGGTTAAACATAGAGAACCATTCAGACCATTCGGTGCCTCAGTATTAGAAGAGAAGGTAAGTGAAAATTTCGACTGGAGTGGTCCTAGTCCATACATGTTATATGTGACTGATGTGTTAGAACCAGATAGATATCCTACAATTACACATGCAGATGGCACATGTAGGATCAATACTGTAAATGAATCTCAAGAAGATTACTACAGTCTTCTACAGGAGTTTGAGAAGTTGACTGGATCACCTGTCTTGCTCAATACTTCCCTAAATAATGGTGGTAAACCCATAGCTGGAAGGTTTGGAGATGCCTTGGAGTTATTTTATGAGACTGGTCTAGACACTCTAGTACTGGGTGATAATGTTAAATCTTCATAAAATTGTAACAGTACACACACTATTGTTACAAAAAACTTGCATAAATAATTGCATTGTGTTATAATTAGCACACACGTTCATCCCCTGAGTTGCCTTAGGCAGAAATGGGGACGCAAGTAAGCCGACACGGAACGGATCGTTCATCCCATGATACCTCTCTTGTTACTTTATTCTTCACTTGAGTGTTCTCAAGCATTCGATATTACCAATCGAGTGGTTAGGAACAACAAGTTAAGTGAGTTCGAGAAGGCGGAACTGATTCTTGTTATACAAGAATCAACGCCTGGGTGTTGGGACGCAAATGACGACTGAAGGAACGGGAACACGGATCACCCTCACGGGTTAAAGGTGAAAATTCCAATTACTTTAGGAGAAAACCAAATGGCACAGGTCACATACAGAGGAGTTAAGTACGATACTGAAACTCGTCAAAAGGAAACTCAGCAGTCTCAGAAACAACTTGTTTA